TTGTTTCATGGGAGAAATGACTTCAGAAACTGGTATAGCCCATGAAACAATAAAGTATAGTATCAATAAAAAATTACCAATACATTTCATCATTGAAGATAATAAAAAATCAATAAGGTTACAAAGAAATAATTTATTAAATCAAAGCGATTGGACTTTAACTTTTGACAGTCCTTTAACAGAAGAACAAAAAACTGAAGCTACAACATATAGACAAGAATTAAGAGATTTACCTGCACAATCAGGTTTTCCAAATGTTGAGTTTCCAACTAAACCAAGTTTTTTAATTAGTAATTAAAGGTTGATTAATTATTATAACTAAGATAAAAATTTAATAGGAGTAAATAATATGGCGTACACACAAGATGATTTTGAAGTCTTTACAGTAAGACCTAAAAAAGCAGTTCGTAATTCTGAAGGCGTAAGAGTTGTTGAAGACTACACAGATGCAGAATGGGATCAAGCAAAAGCTGATGTTCAAGACATAATAGATAATTATGATGTTAATTCATTTGCAACAATTAGAGAATACAGAAACAAATTATTAAATGATTCGGATTGGGCTTTAGTTTCTGATACACCATTAACTGAATCTGAAGTAACAGACTTAAAAGCATGGAGAAACAGTCTTAGAGATTTACCTGCATCTCAAGAAGACCCTGATGATATTGTTTTTCCTGAGTGTCCTATTGATTATTTAGGTATTGAAGTATTTCAACCATTATCATAAAAAATGACTGAAGAAAAAAAAGAGGAATGGATTCCTCAACAAAAAGAATTAGAAGCACTTCATACTATGAGAATAGAACATAACTATGATGTAAACTTTTCTGTTATTAGTGATAAAAAAGATTTTTTAGATGCTTTAATGGAAATAGATTCTTTAGAGCTAGGCAATCAAATTAAACAATTAATAGAATCTCAGGATAGACAATTCACAGTAGAATAGTGTAAGTTGTTTATATTAGGAGTAATATAAATTAATGGCACTTGGTTTTACAACATATTCTGAAGCATCATACGCACAATCTAGCGTAATTAATAATGTTGAGGAAGGAGTCACAGGGGTTGTAGCTACAGGTGCTATTGGCAATGTAGGTGTTACATCTCCTGAATTAGTTATACCTACAGGTGTTCAAGCTACAGGAGTTATAGGACAAGTTATTGGCGTAGCAGGTTTTGTTTATGCTAAAGCTCGTGGCAACGAAACCTTTACAATTACAGTACAAAATGTTGGTGGCTCAAATAAATACTTTGTAAACGATTTCCAACAAGTACTTCCTACTGCACTACATAAAGGTTTTACTTATATATTCGATCAATCAGATTCAAGTAACGCAACGCATCCTTTAAGATTTAGTACAACTCAAGATGGATCAAATTATACAGATGGAGTTACAGTAGTAGGAACACCAGGTCAATCAGGAGCTTACACACAAATTGTAGTAGCTAGTAATGCACCATCAACCTTATATGTAAAATGTTCTAATCATAGTGGAATGGGTTTTGCTTTTAGTGTAGAAGCAAATGTTGAAATTAAATCTACAGGTGCAGTTGGGGATGCAACAGCAATACCTCAAACGATTGTAGTACCTACAGGAGTTCAAGCTACAGGTGCTATTGGTAATGTAAGTATAAAATTAAGTGCAGTTGCATCTGTTACAGGTGTTTCTGCTTCATTATCTACAGCAAATGTGTTAGTTTGGAGTGAAATTGATACAAATCAAAATCCAAATTGGGTTGAAATAGCGGCATAAATATTCTTTAAGGAATATTTAATCGGAGAAATAAATGGCTACATATAGTAACATAGGGTTAAAGTTAATAACTCAAGGTGATGAGGCAGGTACATGGGGTACAAGCACTAATACTAATTTAGATATTGTTGATGAATCTCTTCAATATAATTCTAAAAACTTTACATCCGATGCAAATTTAACAATAACAGTAGCAAACGGAGCAACAGGTTCTTCAGGTTCTCCAAGTGGTCGTGAACAAGTTTTAGAATTTACTGATACAGGAACTGTTCTTACAACTACAAGAAGTGTAATATTACAACCATCTACAATTAAAAAAATGTGGTTAGTAAAAAATTCAACTGCACGAACTCTTACAATTAAAATGAGTAACGGAGATAGTGGTGTAAATATATTAGCAGGAAACGATGCTTTATTATATTCTAAAGGAACAGGTAATATGCAATCAAGTGTTGCAGGTTCTCCTGGTGTAAGTTCTTTAACAGGAACAACTAATGAAGTAGTTGTTTCTCAATCATCAGGTGCAGTTACTTTATCTTTAGACGATTCCCAAATAAAATTAGTTAATCAGTCTGCCTTAACAACAGGAACAACAGTAAATAATATTTATACAAGTGCCAATTATAATAGATATAGATTTACAGGTTCTGCACAAATAAGTGTTACAAATGGTGGTAGTGGAAACCTTCAAATACAACCTATATCTACAACAGGTCAAACAGGAGTAGGAAATTATTATAGCTCTGGTTTTTACACAGATGTTTCATCAGGTGCACCATCAACAGCTATTATCAATAATCAATTAGGTGCTAATTGGACAATACCTTTAGCTACAGCAGGTACAAGTAATCAAATAGATATTTGGTGGGAAATTAATCTAGCAAGAGATACAACTTATCAATCAAGTTATGGTCTTCCATATTATGGAACTGGTAAAGTTACCTCTAGATCAGGATTAAATACTAATTCAGCAAGAATAGTAGATTTTAATATGGGTGCTGCGGCAAATGGTAGTTGGAATACACTTGGAGGTTTGAAGTTTACTACTCCTACAAATGTTAATTCAGGTCATTCAATATTTGAAGTTAGTAGTTATTAGGAGTTTTAAAAATGGTAAAGACAACTGTTGCAGAAGTAGATAAAAAATTAGCAGTAATGGAGCAACAGTTAATAGACCATGTAACAGCTTGTGAAAAAACATCAGAAGAAACATTGCACAGAGTAAAAAGATTAGAGTATTTTATCATAGCAACTTTGTTTTCAGTTATTAGTGGAACAATAGTTGTTGTAACAAGTTTAGTAGTATAGGAGAAGAAAATGGATATTTTAAATAAAATAATAGAATCAATAAAATCAAACTTTAATACAATAGTAGAAGGTTTGAAATCACCAATATTTATAGGAATAGTTTCTTATATCTCTTTATTAATAGCATTCTCAATAGATAGCGTTATCTTTCTTTTGATATCCTTAGGCTTAGTAGGTTACAGCATTTACCTTACTTTTAAATTTGAGGACTAATTATGATATCATTGCTGGGCTCTTTACTTGGATTCGGCACTTCTTTTATGCCTTCAGTATTAGGGTTCTTCGAGAAGAAAGCTAAATTTAAACAAGACTTATTAATGCTCGAAGCTAAAGCTAAGTATGCAGAGCAAATGTCCAAGTATAAAATTAAAGAGTTAGATGCCCAAGCAGATATAGAAGAATCAAAATCTATTTATCAACACGATCAACAATTAAGTAAAAGTAATAAATCTAAGTTTATTTCTTCACTACAGGCTTCTGTAAGACCTGTAATTACTTACTTGTTATTTGGTTTGTTTGCTTTTGTTAAAATTACAGAAGTTGTTATATCCGTACAGAATGGTGATAATCCTTTAAGAGGAGTTGTTAATGCATGGGATGTTGAAACGCAAGGGCTCTTTTCTTGCGTGATTGCATTTTGGTTTGGGAATCGTGCAATGAAAAGGATGGGTAAATAATGCCTTATCAGGACTTAACACCGCCAGCAGGATTAAATAAAGTAGGTAGTCAGTACACTGCTAAAGGTCAATGGTATGATGCTAACCTTATTAGGTTCTTTAATGGAGTTCCGCAAAAACTAGGAGGGTGGACTTCTTGGGTAAGTCTTCCAACAACTTCATCATCTCCTTCGGAAAATCCTGCTTCAACAAACAATATTAGGTCTATATTTCTTTATAGAGCTAATAATAATACAAGATATACAGGTGTAGGAACTAGATCAAATTACAATATAATAGAAGGAACTTTACCTTCAGATATAACTCCTGTAACAGCACTTGTTTTAGGAAACAATCCTGTAGCTTGTGTATCAGGAAATCAATTTATAACATTTACATGCACTGATCCACATGGATTAAAATCAGGTGATTTAGTAAGAATATCAGGTTTGACAGGAACTATAGGAAGTATAGATTTAACAACATACAATGCTGTTGCTTCTGACACATATGATGTTAGAGAAGTTCAATCTGTTCCTAATACTACAACATTTACATTATCAAGTTCTACAGCTAGTGCTACTGCAAGTGGTGGTGGAGCTAGTGTAGTTGTAAGTGCTTATTTAGCTGTTGGTTCAAACAGTTTTGTTCAAGGTACAGGATGGGGTGCAAGTGATTGGGGAGGTACAATAGAAAATGTTGCATGGGGTAGTGTAGGTTCTCTTGATTATACAAATCAATTAAGACTTTGGTCAGAGGATAACTTTGGTGATGATCTTCTTATTAATCCTAGAGGAGGTCCTATTTACTATTGGGATAAATCAGCAGGAACAAGTCAAAGAGCAAGATTAATTTCAACGCAATCACAAACAACTTCTCCTATTTCTTCTTTAGATATTGCCTCTACTGCATTAAATGGTGCTTTAACTCGCACAGCTACGACAATAACTGTTACATCAACAGCAGGTTTTTATCAAGACAATGGATATGTCATTGTTGGTGATGAAGTTATTTATTATGCTAATTCTACAGCAACTCAACTTACAGGATGTGTAAGAGGTAAAAATAACACTATTGCAAAAGCACATGATTCAGGCGATGCAATAAAACAATATGAATCTAATGCTCCTTTCTTTTCTTCGCAAGTTATGACTAGTGATCAAGATGGTCATTGTATATCTTTTGGATGTAATCCTTATTTACAAGACACAATTAACCCTATGCATATTAGATGGTCAGCAACACAGAATGCTATGGATTGGACACCTCGTGCTACTAACTCAGCAGGTGGTGTTGATTTAAGTAGTGGTTCAGAAATAATAGGTGCTTTATCAGCAAGGCAAGAAATATTGATATGGACTGATACATCTCTTTATTCTATGAAATTTATTGGTGGCGATTTAGTTTTTTCATTTGACGAAGTTCAGGATGGAATAACTATGATATCTCCAAAGGCTTGTGCTAATGCAGGTGCTAACACATACTTTATGGGAGAAAGAGGATTTTATAAATATTCAGGTGCTATAGAGCCCATATCTTGCCCTGTAGAAGATTATATCTTTGATGACTTAGATATTAGTGAACAACAAAAAGTCTTCGCTGTAGCCAATCCTAGATACAATGAAGTATGGTGGTTTTATCCTAGTGATGAAATGAATACTTTATATGCAGGTAGTGGAACAGCAAATTCAGACCTTGTTTCTTCAGCAAATTCTAGCGATCCAACAAGGTGTGTAATTTACAACTATGTAGAAAATACATGGACTCTTAATAATATGTGGCGTTCAGCAGGTGCTACAGCATACGAAGAAGATTATATGTTATTAGGGCAACAATCTAACAGTATTAATAGTTTCTTAGTAAGGCAAGATGATGGCGATAGGTCTAACAGTTTATCTGCCGATGCTACAGGAAATAATTTTACATCTCATTTAGAAAGTGGTGACATATCTATAGGAGATGGACAAGATTTTGTTGCAGTATCA